ACACAAGAATCAAACTAATGAAGGTACAGTACATCAATGAAATCAGGGACTTCCGGGTCGTGGACGGCGACACAATCGAGTGCGAACTGGATCTCGGGCATCGCGCCCGCATTCAAGTCACCGTCAGGCTGGCAGGATTGGACTGCCCCGAAGTGAACAGCAAGGACAAGGAACTGCGGCAGAAGGCAAAGACCGCAAAGGATGCCACTCGCCTGTGGCTGGGCGCACGAAGGTTGGGTGGTCTTGTGCTGGAGTCCAAGGATCTGGACAAGTACGGACGCAGCATCGGCGTGATCCACTACGGGGATGAGACGCTGAATGCCTACCTCATTGAGGCCGGACACGCAGAAGCCAAGACGTATTGACCATGAAGGACATCATACCTCCGATCATTCACCTGAATGGAACCAGTGGCTTGCGGTTAATTGAGGGCTACGCCGCCGCAGACGATGCGTTCTTTGAGTTCGTCGAGGCATGGGGTCAGATTGAATTCAATCCCCGTGATTACTACCTGAGAGGTGCAGAATACATCAAAGCGGCACAGGAACACCGAGAAGAAATCGGTCGGAAAATCGCGGAAATCCGAGACTATCTTGAAGCTCATCGGATTTCCATCAGCGACCAACTAAAAATACGGAAACGATAACCACTCACGAATGATGACAATTGATGAATACCGGGCGCATCCCGCCCTGAACTTCAGCCTCGCGAAGCTACTGGCGTTCAAGACCCCGGCTCATTTCCAGCAGGCGAAGGAGGAACCAGAGGAACTGGACTCCATTGCCATCCGCATGGGGACCGCAGTCCACGACCTGCTGCAAGGCATCAGCAGGAACTTTGCGATCAAGCCAGCGCATCGGGAAGGAGATCCCGCAGACACATGGCATGGATCCAAGAAGTGGTGCAAGGAATGGACGGCAGCACAGACCCTTCCGATCTTCACCCAGGAGGAATACGATAACGTCATGGGCATGAGGCTGGCACTGGAGAACGATCCGATCTTCCAGACGGTCATGCAACTCTGCCCGGTGCGCGAGACTCCGGTGCTGGCTGAGTACCGTGGCGTTCCGATCAAGGCTCTTCCGGACATGCTGGGATATGATTCCCAAGGTCGAAGAATGATCGTCGACCTGAAGACAACGGGTGACGCATCGCCTGCTGAGTTTTCCAGGAAGTGCCGGAAGCTGGGATACCACATCCAGCGTCAGTGGTACACGCAGGCAGTCTCTCTGGCTGAAGGACTGGAGGAGGAACCAGTCTACATGCTGCTGGCGGTTGAGTCAGCCAAACCATATCTGGTGAAGCCCTATGTCTTCCCAGATGAGGCAATCGAGGAAGGACAGCGGCAGATGGACAAGATCATCGATCTGCACAAGCAATGCACCGAGACCGGGGTATGGCCGGGATATCCTGCCGCCCCCGAGAATCTCCTGTGGCCGAAGTGGAAGGACTGAATTCATGCGCCTGAGAATCCTTGAGACAGGACACTACCCGATATGGGCGAGCATCGGAGATCCGAGTGCGACGACCGTGCTGCGGCAGGGTGCCGTGGTGCAGTTCATTTCCATCGCTCCGGACCAAGATGGGTACGACCCTGACCGGAACGACATGATCACGAAGGCGGCGAATGGGAAATTTGTCATTGTAAACAAATCACAATCGGAAGAAATACCAGAATGAACTACATCGGAATCGACCCAGGGAAGAGCGGAGGAGTCGCAGTGATCAGTCCATCCGGAGCCAAGGCGTTCAAGATGCCAGCGGATGACGCTGACTTGTTGGATTTACTCAACAGCATCTGTCCACTCGGAAGTCCAAGATTTGCCCTGCTTGAGAAGGTCCACGCCATGCCGGGGCAGGGAGTGACATCGACCTTCACCTTTGGCGAGGGCTTCGGGAAGCTTCAGATGGCACTGTGCGCGGCGAAGATTCCGTACCAGTTCATCACCCCGGCGAAGTGGCAGAAGTTCCTCGGGTGCATGACCAAGGGAGACAAGAACATCTCCAAGGCGGCAGCACAGCGGTTGTTCCCGGACATCAAGGTGACACACGCAATTGCGGATGCTTTGCTTATTGCTGAGTACAATCGAAGGACATACATCTGAATCATACAAACCAAAACCAAATCCCATGACACCAATTGAAAAAGCAAAGTGGCTCGCCGAGTTTTACGGCGCTATCGCGGAAGGAAAGACCGCGCAGGTGATTTATAAAGATTCGTGGCAAGATAGACCAACGGACTCAACATCCGGTCCCACATTGTCATCTAGTCCAAACCACTGGCGCATCAAGCCGGAGCCGCGCCGAAAATGGGAGACATCATCCACTGAAACCTATAACCCCCTGGTCGCCACCGAGTGGAGAAAACAAGGATTGACCGTCACCGAGTGGGTTGAGGTCGTCTGAAAAATCACCCAAACCACCAACCCTATGACAAAGAAAGAACGAGACGAGTACTTCGCCGCCATCGACTGGAACAAAACCAGCATCGCCACTGCCGCCAAGGAAACTGGCATGCAGTACATGGGTGCCTACCAGCGATGGAAGAAGAGCGGAGGTCCGAAACCTCCACGGAAGCACATCTGGAGTACTGTCGATTGGTCCCTGCGGACCATTGACATTGCCGCCCAGCTTGGCATCAAGCCGACAACGGTTTCCATGGCCCGCAAGAAGTTCGCTCCGGAGACTTGCCAGCACAAGCCTGCCCGGAAGAAAGAGGTTGCGGCGTGAAGCAAGTGTGTTGAGGCAGTCTGCGAAAGACTCGGCGTAGCAACCGTCGAATCCAGCACACACAAACAACTTGCCCTACCAGTGCCGTGAAAACGGGTTGCTCACTGGTGGGGCATCTTTTTGCCCAGATGAATTGGATCAACATCAAGATCACGCAGCTTGAAGAGCCGGAAATGATCGGCGCGGAACCCGTACAGCGGGCGACCTGGCTGTATCTTTTGAAGTACTGCTGCACCCATGAGAACGGTGGAGTTATCAGTAACGCACGCTCCTGGACTGATCGGCAGTGGCTGGCTCTCGGTCTGACTCGATCCGAGGTTGACCAGCAATGCCCGCTCTGGTCCTGGGGAGAGAATGGCGACCTGATTGTGTGGCGCTACCCGATTGAAAGCGAGCAAGTCGTTAAGGCTAAACGGGAAGGCGGAAAGAAGGGTGGTCTTCTCCGTGGGAAATCCAAGGCGCAATCTGAAGGAGTCCTTGAAGGAGTCCCTGAAGGAGTCCTTGAAGGAGTCCTTGAAGGAGTCCTTGAAGGAGTCCTTCAACGTAATAGTAATAGTAAAGGTAAGGATAAGGATAATAGTAAAGACAACTACAAGAGGAAGGAGTCTGAGGAAGGAGATTTCCTCTTCGGTCCTGACGGACCTGCCGAGGTGGTGCCGAAGGTTTCCGTTCCACGGAAGGAACCAGCAAGACCAGTAACCGCTCCGGTCGAGACCAAGGATCCCCGGCACCATGAGATCACTTCCCAGATTGCCCAGCCGTACACCCACGTCACAGGCAAACCGTTTCCGTTCTCCCCAAAGTTCGCCAAAGTCCTCCAGCGTTTCCTCGCCGGGTGGAACGGGACTGCCGATGAATTTCTCGATGCGTACCACGATGCGATGCAGGCATCCACGAAACCGTATGCCCCAGGGTGCTTGACGAAAGCTCACGACCCGTCGTTCTTCTGCCTCAACTACGCGGAGGTTGTCGCTGCCACGATGAGGGTGGAGGTCAACGAGAAGCGCCAGCGGATCAAGGCACCATTCTGACAACATCAATAAATGAACAATGAACTGAAGAAGCCTCCTGGGTCGGAGGAAATGGACAGGGCAGTCATCTCCTGCCTGATGCAGGCACCGGAGTACGCCATCGACCAGGCGATTGAGATCATCAAGTCCTCGGACTTCGTCACCGGACACTGTGCCTACCTGTTCGACCTGATCATCTCCCGTCACGCTGACGGGAACCCGGTGGATGCCGTCTCGCTTACAGCCCACCTGATTGACGCTCAGAAGCTGGATTCCGTGGGAGGAGCAGGAACCATCTCAGAAATCGCCACAGCAGCGTCTGCGCCGTCTGCGGTACGATCATACTGCGAAGCCGTCAGGAGCGCTTCCAGACGCCGTAGCGTTGCAAAGATAGCGTCCCGGCTGGAGACTGTCGCTTACGATGGGCCGGATGACTGGAGAGAAAAGGTTGGAGCGATGATCCGGGAACTGGATACCGCCACCGTCCAGAGCAGGAGCGCGAACCTGATTCCAATCAAGGATGTCCTCTTCAGCTACATCGACATCATCGAGCAGGGAGTGGAGACTGACGTGGATCCTGCCATCGCAACCGGGATCAGGGGGCTGGATGAATTGCTGGCTGGAGGAATCCGCCGGGAGTACATCCTGATCGGAGGAAAGCAGGGTCATGGGAAGACTCTGCTGGCGATGCAGATGGCTGGCAGGCTGTCGTCCGCTGGCAGGCGTGGGTTCGTGGTTGGCTACGAGATGTCCGCAATCCAGATCGTGATGCGGGATCTGGCACGCGAGTCGGGTATCCCTCTCGACAAGGTGATGGGACGCACTCCTCTTCGGGAACAGGGGGATTTCACCAGGATCCAGAAAGCCATTGAGTCCCTCGGAAGGTGGGATCTGCACTACACCGAATCCCCGTACATCTCGCTGGAGGGCGTTGCTTCCCATGCCCGGAACCTTCACCGGAAGAAGCCCTTGGACTTCATCGTGATCGACTACCTTCAGCTTGTGCCTGTCGCCCAGCGTTCTGGTGAGCGGGCGGATCAGATGCTCAAGACAATCTCCGAGACGGCAGAGAGGCTGCGGAAGGAACTGGGATGCACACTCATCGCTCCAGTCCAACTTAATGACGACGGCATGATCCGTGACGCGAGAGCAATCCTTGATGCTCCACAGGTGTTTCTCCGGATCGACATGGATGTCCACGAAGGCGAGGACGGCAACGAGGAGACTGCCGATACCGGGAGGATCAAGATCCTCAAGAACCGCTTCGGCGCATCCAACCGCAGCGTTGCAGTCCGCCGGAATGGTGCGCTACAGCGTTTCGAGGATGACGATGATCCGCCGAGGAGGAAGCAGGAGAAACCTCAGAAGGCATGGCGCAAATAATCATGGCGCGTTGTACATGATTGCGTATGTTGCGTTGAATTCACATCAATCATAACCACCAGAAACAATGGAACTCACCAAGGACACGCTCGGTCACCATCTCAAGCACAGAGAGGATCTTCGGAAGAAGTTCGTGCTGCTCTGCGGCGAGAAGACCCACAACGAAGTGATCGCTGACATGGTCAAGGATCCTGAGTTCGGGGAACTTGAGTGGGGTTATCACGCGATTCGCAAAATGCGGAAGCTGTACAAGTGCCAGCCTCAGTGGGGTGGGAAACGGGTGAAAGGACAGAAATCAAGACCATGAATGATAAGCTTCTTATTGGATTGTTTTTCTCTGGTATTGGCTTTGTTGGTGGTTTTCTCTGCACAGCTACAATCCCACAAGACGATCAACTCAAGCACTACCGTTCCGTCCTGATCCGCAATGGAATTGCCGAGTACCGGGCCGATGAGAATGGCGAACCGATTTTCGTAATCACCCACAAAGAAGATGGAACCAAACCAACAGACCGATAATCAGCCCGAGCCAGATCCCGAAGACGACTTCGGTGACACCACCCTTGGACCTGCCTGCTCAATGGACAACCCAGACTGCGAAAGCTGCCAATGAATGACTACTGGAACGACCCGCCGGATTACCCGGAACCACCGGAATGCTGCGGAGACATGATGGATGTCACTGATGATGGCGTCTGTGTCTGTGGTGCTTGCGGAAAACGCATTGAGCCGCAGCCGGACATTGAGCCTATCGAAGCAGTGGAACTGGACGACTGGAAGAACCAATGCGCCACCTGTGGAAAGGAGACGGACTGCGTGTATTGCTCCACGGAATGCGCCCCATTATGCGCTCACGGAAACAAGGGCGAGTGCGACCACTGCGACCATCTTTCGGATCTGGCATATGATGCCGCAAGAGAATCAAGATAACAAATACCATGGAAGTTCACGAATTCATCGCCGTTGCCGAGAAAATCCTTGATGATCCCACCTGCAAGCATAAGCAATGGGACAAGGAAGTGATTGATGAATTCACCTCAGACATGGAAGTCATCGAAGACTTCTGCGTCATGTTCTACAAAAACAGAAAACTACAGCGACCATTCAAGGATATTGAGCTTGCTCTGCATGGAGCGGTCACTACCGTCAAAGATCACCTGAAATAAAAATAAACAACATGGCTACATCAAATGGATTCCAAGTCAGCGGCAAGATCGCTGAGATTCACCCTGAGAAGCAATTCGGGAAACTCACCAAACAGGACTTCGTCATCGACTTCAATGACGGCAAGTACGACCAGACCCTTCGGTTTGAGTTGATTGGCGACCGTGTGTCGCAGCTTGAGAACCTTGAAAGCGGGGACGAGGTGACGGTTCACTTCAATCTTCGCGGACATCGGAACGCAAACACCGGAGTTGTCTACAACAACCTCACAGCATGGCGCATTGACACTGGTGCGCCGAAGCAGAAGCAGCGTCACCAGAAACCGCTTCCGCAGAAGAGCCGTGGTCCGCAGCCTACCGGGGACTGGTCACCGGGCCGTGGCGATGAAGATGAAATTGAATTCTGATCCAAACCATGAATGCAATTGAAATCCTCGAGAATGCCGTTGGTCACATGAAGGACCGGGCGGAACAGTACGACGCTCCCGATGGTGAGCGGTCTATCGAAAAGACTGTCGATATGTTCAATGCGCTGACAGGGCATCGGCTCACTCATGAAGATGGCTGGGTGTTTATGGCATTTCTGAAGATGGTCCGGTCCCGCCAAGGTCAATTCAAGGCGGACAACTACGAGGACGGTGCAGCGTATTTTGCGCTCGCCGGGGAAGCGGCATCCCGTGAGACGTAAGGAGGAACTGGCAAGGTGCATGGATAGGCGACCGGATACAGGGGTCGTGGTTCATGTCCTTGTCGCAGTGGACGGAGAATCCGGGAGGCTCGGAGTCACCGACAAAGTCCAGTATCCCGCTGAACCTCATGAGGTCAGACTGGTCATGCTGGATGACAAGTCGGTGAAACTGGTTCCTTGGTGCGCCTGTGCGAGAGTGAAAAGAAATCTCTCGACAGGACCAGCGAAGAAGCGTAAGAAGAAAAAGAAAAAGAAGAAGTCAGAAGAATGGTCGGACAGAAGTAAACCGTGAGAGCTTGCGAAGTGTGCCGGGTTTTGTATTGGTTCCCGGTGCTGTCGGTTCATCGGATCACCGCTGAATGGTCTGCGATCCACGGATTCAGCAACAAACCCCCAGTCAACCATCTCGGTCGGCTGGGGGTTTGCCTTTGGTGGTTCTGGTGGTTCAGGCTGTCTTCTTCGGTCTGCCACGCTTCTTCGCTGGAGCAGGAGCCTGCTCTTCCGCGACCGGGACAGGTGCTGGCTGCACTGGAGCAGGAGGTGGCGGCGAGTACTCCGGTGCCGGGGTGAACGCCGAAGGAATCGCTTCCGGTCTGCCAGTGGTGACCAGCGTGGCTCCAGCCATTCCATACACCGGATGCGGCGGAAGTTCTTGGACAGGCTCAGGACGCACAGGAACTGGCGCAGGAGCAGGCTGTGGTGGTGGCGGCGTAACCGGAGGCGCAATGTACTGAGCGGCGTCAGACGCAGCCTTGGCGGCTTGAAGCATGCGATCCTGGTATGCAGCCAGAGAAACCTGCACTGCCGGAATGATATGGTTCCCCATGCTCATGCCGGATACCACTGAGGTCAGCGGGATCTGGTGCTTGGTTCCAACGTACTGCGCCACGGCAGTGATGGTTGCGTTGATGATCGCCATCTCTGGCGTATCTTTTGTGATGTCGATGGTGGTCATGAATCCGGACTACAATTACCTGCGGATCGCGTCAAGGTAAGCCTCCAAGCGACCGTCATCATACTTGCGGTCGAACCTGCGGATCTTCCTCTCAGTGACATCTGATCCACGCCACGGTGGGATGTACTGGTTGGCGATTGCCCGCTCGTCACGTTGATCAAGTTTTACCTCTTCGCTTCGCATGATTGCAAGAATCTTCTTCTTGGCATCTCGCGGAGTCATGCCGCCAGCCTCCAGAAGGCTTGTTGCCGAGGAGAACATCTGCCCGAGTTCACGCATGATTTCGGCGTGGCGGGTCATGGCAAGTTTCGTGTCTGCAATCACATCTTCAGGCTCCACGTCATTGGCATCCCGAAGAGCCGACTGGTAGAGGGATCGGTTCACGATACGCAGGTCATCCTGGGCCTGCCGCATCTGAGCGAGGTACATCTCGTCGATCTTCTGGGTGCGGATGCTCTGACCAGTGAGCATCGACAGGAGGACTGCATCCATCTTGTACTTGCTGCCATTCTCCTCGATCCCGTATGCAGCCTTGTACATCTTGATGGCATCACGAACGTCACCAGGATACCCGGCAGCATTCATGTAGTACTTGATCCCCTTGGCGATCTTGACGTAGACACTGTCGTCCTTTTCCCAGATTGTCTTGTTCCGGACCCGGTCGAATCCAGAAAGCGCATTGGATGCAGCCTCGACTGCAATCTGCCTAGATGCGAAGTTACCAATGAAGTCAGACACGATCTGCATCGTAACCTCGACGGCAAGGATGTCGTCAGCGCTGGCTTTGTCGATTGCCTTTTTGGCAGAGATCACAATTTCATTCGACCATCCAAACGGAAGCTGGAACGAAACGTCAGCCCAGTCGATCTCGCCATTTGCGTATGCGCGTCCAGCCAGCACCTTATTCTGCGCCCACTCTGGCAGAAGTTTCCGGAGAGAATCAATCTGCGAACTGTCGAGCGTCACGCCTTCCTTCTCCTCGTCGTCCCCACCACCAACCATCCGCATGACAGCAACTGCGAGGAATTTTGCGACAATAGGGTATCCGATGTGACCAGTCAGTGCAGAGACAAGACGCCTTGCGCCCCTGATTTTTTCTTTTTGATTAACTCCATTCTTCATTTCATCCAGCGCAATCCTGTAGGAGTTCATGGCAGTGCGGATGAACTCGGTTTTCGATGCAAGGAACGGAGAAAGGATCTTGCCCCATCCATTTTTGCGGAATTGATTCACGCCTTCCAGAACCCGAGAGTCAGATTGGATGGTGTCATTGATGTTGTTCGCGGCCTTGATCTGAAGCTCCTTCGGGAGGTTCTGGAACATGCCGTTCTCTCCGCGCCACTCATTGAACTGAGCCTTGTCCTTGGCGTGGATCTTCGCCTGTTCCTCCATCTCACTGAGCCAGAACGTGATTTTTGTCACCGAGTCCATTGAGGAGTAGTACTCGGTACGATTCCCTGCTGTGGACTTGGCTGTCTGGACCAGGTAGTCCATGGCACCCTGCATGTCATCAGGGCGCATCCACGATGGCAGGAATCGTGCGAGTTTACCTCCAGTGATCGGCCTGCGGGTGAGTTCGTCCTCGTACCCGAGAAGCCTCGCCATGTCGTTCCGTTCGATGTTGTTGTCAGCGACACCGACATTGACTGCCCTGGTGTACAGATCTTGGAACGCCTTGCGGTCGGATTCCTTTTCCGCCCTGCCAGTCACATCGGAAATGGTTCCGATTACACCGGAGACACCACCAAAAACCTTCGACCCAGGACCAGTAAACGAATAAAGCTGGAGCAGGCCAGAAAGAAGATTTTTGTTCCATTTCCAGAATACTGGATCGCCTTCCGTTCCACCCTTCACTCTCGGCACGGTGGCAAGGTGTTCAGCAATTGCTCCGGATGCGATGCCAAAGTTGGAAATCACTCTCGCCATTGTGATTGGATTGGCGAGATTCTGACCAGAGTTCATCCCCCACGAAGGGAATGACGCAAGGTTTCGGACTGCACCACGCATCAAGCCGGATGTCGCATTCCAGAGAGCAGCACCAACCATATATCCAATGGCTTTGAATGCATTGTTGGAAGGTTGATTGCCGGACCTGCGGATCTCCAGCGAGTTGTAGATGTTTCCGTCAATGTAAATATCAGCCAGTGGATTGTCCTCGTATCCTTCGTCTCCCTCGATGATGCGCTTGTAGCCTAGGTACTTGTTTGGGTTGCTGTCGTAGTCCTCCTTCTTTACGGCCCAGCCTTCTTCTAGTCCAAGTTTGGCAATATTTTCACGGAACACTGCATCCGCAATCAGTGATGCCTGTTTCGTGATCGTTTCGGTAACCCTCTGAACTGGTGACTCAGTCTCTCCCCAGAACTTCCGCATGTACGCCGGAATGTTGTCACGATGCATCAGGATCTCATCGTTCAGCTTCTGCCAGCTATCGGCTACACCCTTGCCGCCGGATCCGCTGACTGGCGCACCGAGGATGAAGTCCAGGTTCTTCTGGAAGTCCGAGTTGAGCGCTTCAATAAAGCTCTGCTTCTGATTGTTCCCGATGGACGTGCGCCACTTGATTCCAGATGTGTCCGGCTTGCCAGTTACACGGAGATTCTCGGATGTCTTGTACTGCCACCGGGCAAGATTCAAGGCATCACCCATTGAGATCAGCTTGTACTTCAGCAGCTTGATCCGGTCGATTGCGGAGTCGGTGATCAGTTTATCAAACGAATCCGGGTCATTGTAGGCATCACGCCCCATCTTCATGGCGGCAGCACGGATCTCTTTCTTCTTGGCACCAGTAGGAAGACCGAGGAGGGCAGGGTTGCTGACAAGGTAGTTGGCAATCCCACGGATGAACTCCATTCGGTACTGCGCCCGCCTGCGCTTCACCTCATTCTTTGCCCTGACCAGAATGTACTCGTCGCTCAGGTACAAGTACATGTCCATCTCCTTGTCCTTCCTGTCCTTCTTGTACATGGACTTCTCGTCCATGATCCGCATCTCATCACGGAGATCGCTGACCATGTCTGCGTTCTGCTCCGCAATGATGTCCTTTGCCCGCTTCTCAATGATCTTCCCGGTGAGGACGTTCACCAGCGGAGTGATCCGCTCACGCGCAATCTCACGATACTTCAGCGGTTTGCCGCCAACCATCTCGCCGCCGACCGTGGAGCGGTACGCCTCGTTGAGGAAGTTCACATAGTCCTCACGGTTCTTCGACTCAAAAGCCTCGTATGCACGGGTGACGTAGATCCCTTCCTGCGCTGAGAACACGATCCGCATCATGCCGTCCTTCATCAGGTAGTCGATTCCGGCAATCTCCTTGGACCTGCCGTCGATAGCCGCCCTGGCTTCTTCAATCTCATTGAGGATGGAATCCGGCAGGAACATCTTGGCGTTCGCCTGAAGCGACAGGAACTTTTCCTTGTTCTCCAGCAGGAACTTGCGGTTCACTTCCTTGTACTTTTCCTCAAAGAGAGCCTTCAGGGAATCGTTGTACTTGAGCATCTCCTTCTGGAAGATCTCACGATTGTCCTTGAGCTTGTCGAGTTCCGCAGCAGTTCCGCCGGACTTGCGAATCTTCTCAATCAGGGCAGCGTTATCGCGGAGGTACTGCTCGGTGAGCTTATCGGTCTTCGCCTGAACGGCAGCGATGCCACGCTCGCGGATAGCTTCAAGCTCCTCCTCCTGCTTCGGAGTCAGCGACGGCATGCTGTTCCCAAGGGCAATGTTCATCAGTTCCTCCGGGGTGGCTACCATGAAGTCGGTGTACCCCATCTTCGCAGCAAAGGCATCAGCCTCGGCCCGAGACGCATACGGTCTGGTGAACGAAGGCTTTCCGCTGGAATCGGTCGTGAACACCCGGAAGTTCTTGGTGTCCTTCTCGGTCCTGCCAAAGACCTTCTCGATCTGCTTGCCGAGATTGTTGCCAAGGAAGCGTGCCGCGTTTGCTGCCGCCTTCTTCTCCTGCTCGTTCATGATCGCCACCTCAAGCCCAGCCTGAGTGAGGTTGCCTCTGGATCTGAACTTCGACGCAATCCATCCTGTCACTGCCATCCATCCGCTGGATGGGACCGCAACGTATGTGCCTGGTGCCGGGGTGTAGCCTCGGGCGGTTGAGTAAAGGACAATCGCATCTTCCGGCGCAATGTTCTCGCTGCTGTATGGGGCAACGGCGGCGCGTTGCTCGGGTGTCAGCGCTTGCCTTGCCTGAACATCACGGGATTCGATTTCGCCTGCTGCACGCTGATACATTTTGAAAGCAGATGTCTTGTCATATTGGTTTACGGCAGATTTTATCTTGTTGGCTGCATCTACCCGTTCATCCCCCCATAAGGCGCGTGCTTCAGGCGTGTTTGGTATGCGATTGGCTTCTGCAAAAACAGCTTTCATGCCAGTTTCGCTGGACCCCCTAGCGAACCCTTCAATCTGCTGAATTGCGTGCTGAATTTCATGTAGAACAGTAGATAGAGAATCCTGTTCATTTTTAAAAGCATATATTGGGTTTAGTGAAATTCCATTAAAACTACGATCAAATGCGCCAATGGCAAATGGACTTGCCTCCATGTCGTCTGCATTAAACGACACTGGCATAAACCTAAGTTCTGGGTACAGATCAAACAATTGATCATGCTTAAGAATGTAGCTGAGAGGAATTCTTCCTCGGCTTCTATTCTCCTCATTTAGATAAAACGAATAAACACCAAGATTTTCTTTCTTCTTTTCAGAATCAAACCTACGGCTAAAATCAATCAAGTCTTTGCCTTTAAGATTGTATGCTTTTTTCAATGCAAGCTCCATTGCGGATTGCTGTTTTGCCTGAAAAAATTCACGGACAATATCCTCCTGTGAGCTTCCGTCCTTTCTTTTCTGTCTGTATTCAGAAAGCCTAAGTTCCGCTTCATTATCAGGCACCTCCCATCGCATCTTACCGTCGTACTTTCCGGGGAACCATCCGGTCACAGCACGAATCTCCTCGCTTGTCTTGCCCGCCGCAGCCATTGCCTTTGCTGCATCCAGGGAATCCTGCATGAACACCCTGCGTTCTTCTGGCATATTCTCCAGCGACTTCTCGCCAGCGTACATCCCGAGGACAAACTGATTGTTCATTCCTTCGGCTACGCCTCCGTACATCACTGGAGGATACTCCTCAATAGGACCATCCCTCTGAATGACCGCATTGAACGCCTCGTCCGGCATGGTCATCGCATCCAGCGCACGCAGGTACGGATCACCGAGAGCCTGCTTCAGCGTGTCAATGAAGTCCCGGATCAGGCGAGCAATCTTGCCAAGGAATGTCGTTGGTCTTTCCTGCTTTCGACGAACCAGATCCGCCCCATTCTCAACAACCCATTCGTCAAGACGGAACAGGCGATAGTTCTCCTTGTCCCACTTGATTCCGCGAACCCGCTTCCCGTTATCAAGAGTCTCCCATTCCTTCCACGGGATTGAGTCCATCTCCTCTTTGGACAGCATCCTAGAGAGATCGTCGTACTGATCCTCATTCAAGTGCGTCCTTCCAATGAACGGAACGAACCACGGATTCTTGGCAATGTACTTCTTGACGGCTTTGACGTAATCAACGCGCATCTTCTCAATTTCCTCATCGGGAATGAAGCGGGAGAGACCATGCCAGAATTCATGAACAGCAGTCCGGTCAATCTCATTCGGAGAAGAACCGAGACCGTTCAGGGCCAAAGTCACAAGGGACTCCGTGAAATCGAATGTGCTGCTCTTCGGCTTCACGGACAACGAGATTCTCGTATCCTCCAGAGCCTTTTCCGATACCGAGTTCACGAAGTCGGTGATTGGCTTGATTGCCTCTTTTGGAAGACGCCCGGAATTCCCGGCTGTGATGATCTGCTGGAGGATCGCTCCTTTGCCTCTGGCGTATGGTGCTTTTCTCCGCTCACTCTCAGCCTTGATCCGTCGTGTGAGTTCGGTGTTTGCGTTGATCGCCTCGTTCAGGGCAACAAATGGAGTGGACGCTTCGCCAGCCTTTGCTGCGCGGACAGCATCCACAAGATCAAACCTTCTGACACCATCAGGTGTCACCCCTCTCGCCTCGGACGCTGGAGAGACTACTTGAATTGGAAGTGGATTTGGAAGGTTTTCATTTGTTGTTTTGATAAACTGGACACGAACATCAGAAGACGACCCTCCGCGAACTGGTGAAACATCAAATCCATCACCAAGAACTTCAGATAAGTAGCTGATAAGTTCCTGCTGGGTGAATCCTTTTTGATATGTCAGAGTCTTTCCTTTTCTTTGAAGCCTTGACATTCCCCTGAAATCCTGAACTGGTTTTGAATTCAAGACATCAGTTCCTCTTGTTACAATCACAGCCCTACCTCCTTTATTTAGGAGATTTGCTATGTCTTTTACAATGAAGTCTCTTGTCTGTGGGTCTACTACGTTAAGAACAAACGTATTGAGTATAGTGTCGTATTTTTTCTCAATCGCATCACCAACTCCAGCGGATCTATCTCCTGAGTAAGTTGGCTTAAAGTCGCTCGGAGGAAATGGCTCATACGAATCAGCACCAAGGTCGGCGGACGCCGCGCCTTTACCATCTCCATAAACAAGCCCATTCTTGAAATCATCATTAGAGATTACTCCCGCTGATTTCAATCTTGAATGGATTGTCGTGCCTATTTGAGTTGCCTCTGGCCTTACGTTAAGTTCCTCAAAGATTTTTCGATTCATCTTTACTGAGCCATCATCAATCATTAATTGAGCCAACTCAGTATTTCCAGATTTCATTGCTGATATGTAATCAGAATCAGAAAAGCCGATCCCTCTCGCCTCGGACAGCATGATCCCGGTGGCTCCAAAGGCATCAGCCTTGGTTCCGAGATCCATCGCAAGAGGCTGCATCCCGTTGTCGGCAGCAAAGCGACTGGCATCCATCAGCGATCTCGCCACGCCAGTACGCACAGAATCACCCATGAGCGCAGGGAACAACAGGTCAGGCTTCTGGATCACATCCGCAGCCAGCGGGTTGTCAGCGGCAAACCTCGACGCAAGAGCGGCACGCTGAGTCTGGAGACGAACGTCGTCCCCGTCCATCTCACTGACCGCTTCCTCGTTGATCACAAGGCCGATGCCATTGTACGCAATCGGATCCTTGACCCCAGGCTCAACGAAGACCTTGAGGTCAGGAGCGTAGAGCGCAAGCTGCTGGTCAATGATGCCTCTGGATTCGGAGAACCTGATGTCGGGAGATTCAGGGTTGAATCGCTGAGAGAGCGGGATGACGTTTCCTTGATCGTCGCGGGTGACGGGGTCGGCGGATTTGATTTGGGATGGTTTGAACGCAATAAAAGAATCCCCGTAACCTTCTGCTTCATTGCGATATACAATTCCGTCATATCCTTTCTGGATCAAAAGATCACGCAACGCTTGGTTTTCGTCACGCGCATTGAAAACCACTTCATATTCCTCTTCAGAAATCTTAGCTCCGCGTTTGCGAGCCTCACGCATAACGCTTTGGTAATTCCAAGTTCCTAAATCAGGCAAACGAAGTGGATTGGAAATATTAACCCAAAATCTAAAAGTTTCACCAAATGATTCAGCTTGCTGCTCTGTTCCAAGGTGAACGCCTAATTCAATCCCTTCAGATGGCATTGAGAATACATCAAAACCAATAGCTTCTTTTCCGCGCTCACTGGTTCCTTTTGAGGATTCGTAAAGTCTTCGTGCTTCTCCGGCATCTTCAACTGTGATTCCATTTTCGGTAGCCATTCCATACTCTACCCATCTTTCAAATATGCTTGCCACAGACGACCAATCACTGATGCCATATTTATCAGCGAGATCTTTAAGTTTTTCGCGGGCTGATGCATCTCCTTCAATGGATTTCCCTTCAATATATTTTGTAACTGTAGTTCCGTGCCAAAGTTCTCTTTGGAACTTAGCCGCCATCGCAGCCTGATCCACCAACCTCTGCGCCTCATCCATATCCCCGCGCTCTACCGCAGAGAGATACTCCGCATCCATCTGAGGAGTGACACCTCGGGATTCGGACGCAGGCTTTCCAACCAACTCACCAAACTTCTCACGGTCAATGTTCGGCATCCGCACTGATCCCTTGTCGGCAGATCCAATGAGGCTGATGATGTCGTTGTATACATCCGTGGCAATGTCGGTCTGCCCGGTGAAGTACTTGGCAATCGAACGGACAAAGCGATCAAACAGTCCCAGCGGTTTGCCGTCCTTGCCGACTCCGCTCAGAAACTTCTGGAACGCCTTGCTGGTGGTCGCATGGGTTGCGAACTCACTCAGGCTGGAGAGACCGTAGACCACGTCGAAGAAGTCGTAGTCATTGAGCATTCTCGCCGCATTGACCAGTCCTCGCCAGTTGGTCAGATCCACATCCTTGCCCAGCTTGGACTTGATCAGATCCGCTGCCGCCTTCCTTGCGGAATCCATCTGCTTCTGAAGCGAATCCACCAATGCTTTCTGCGCCGGGGTGGCCGGATTGCTGATTGCCCTCTCGGTTCCAGCGTGAACCAGTTCATGCAGCAGCGTCTCGACGATGCCAGTTTCATGCGGTCCATCGAGGTTGAGGTAGACCGTTCCAGTCGCCGGGTCGAACCATCCGTTCTTGGATGGATCCACCGAGATCATCTGGACGGTCACATCGGTGCCTTGCAGAACCTTGAGTAGATCCTTGGCTACCTTCCTGTGCCTGCGGTTGCCGGACTTGGAGATCTTCTCCAGAGCGCCGAAGACAGATTCCTGGTTCCCATTGACCAACCCAAGGTCGCTGGCGATCCGGGTAACACCTGCTTTGCGTGCTTCGGCTGGGGTGTACGGACGACCCGTGTACGCCGAAACGCTGAGATCGTCAGTGACGTTCGGATTCGGAGATCCGTCCTCTGTGGTTCCCGGCTTTCTTGAGAGTGACGCAGGGCCGTTTGTGGCAAACGCTTCCGGCGGATGGGTCTCATTGGATACCGCAAGCATGGAGCCAGAGTCTGTCTGGAACACAACAACTCCGAGCGGATTGTTCCTTCCTACGCTCTTGAACCAATCGCTGAGTTCCTGGGGCGCTGGCGCAGAGAACTTGAATTTCGCTCCCGGTTTCGTTTCCTTCCACTTCACCTCAATCGGACCAAAGACCTTCGCTTCCTTCTTCTTGCCAGTCTCAAACTGACTTGCGCCTTCGTCCTCTGGAAGCTCAAGACCAGTCAGCATCTCAGTGCTGAAGTCTTCGTCAGACATCGGGATTCTGCTCACTGCATCACCGCCAATAGCAGCACCCATGAGTTGCAGCTTCTTGGAAAGCACCGATGCCCTCGATGTATCCAGCGAGATGTCCGTTGCCGTAATGGTGACGATCCGGTTCGGGGAGTTGTCGTTCTGGATAGTTGAGGATCTCCAAATTCGACCGTTGCCCTGAACAGCAGAGACCCCACGGTACGGAGCAAACGTGTAGATGATCGTTCGTGGATTGTTCCCGACAGTGTCATCAAGGTTGATTCCAGTGCCGCCTGATTCAAGTGATGCAATGATCACCTTGGTCTTTCCAGACTGGAAGTCCTTCTGGACCTGCGATGCCTTCTTCTTTGATTTGCTGTGAAGTTCAGAGAACTCAATATTGTTCTTCTTGAGTTCATTCTTGAGAAGTTCGACCGGGCTTTCAAGTTGGAATCCAACCATTTGAATGGTCTCTTCTTCGTACATTCCTTGTATCTTCTTTGAGATCCTCACATCCATGGGCTTTATCCTGGACGTGAATACCACAACGCTTCTGTTGTTTGACAGTTCGTTTTTCAGCAGATCTACCGTTGATCCAATCTTTGTAAGTTCAGCCGCGTAAAGAGCGGCAGAGTCAGGGGCAAGGATTTTCCATCCAGCCATAATGAACGCATCCATTTTAGCCAATGCGTCCTTGTAGTATGATGACCATGGATTCTCATCAGATGTTCCTTTGACATCCATGAACTGGACAGAGACACCCTCGTAGGAAATCTCACGCTTAATGAACCCTCCATTATTTCCTGCGCCTACCATCAACTCATTGATCCAAGGGAACAGCTTGTTCTTGCTGTCTGCCTTGCTGTAAACAACCTTGTATTCTCCAGGTCTCCTCCTGTCACTCACTACTCTTGCCCCCCTATTGATCATCTCACCAAGGAAATCATTCGGAGTAGCAAAACCAAGAACTTTATGGAGATATGCAAACTGGTGAACCTTGTCTCCAGGTGTCGCTGTGTAATATGAAATCTTCCTTGCTGACTCAATAATCTTCCGGAACTTTGTGGCCCATTCTTTTCTGACAGGATCATTCGGATGTTCCCCGAATGTATTTGCCAATTCATTTGCCTCATCAAATATGACGACAGATCCAGCAGGAATATTTTCTGCTTCAATTCTGTGATACGCACCAACGTAGATCTTTCCTTTTTCTGGTTTCTGATCAACAAACAGATTCAATGACACTCCCATGTCGGCAGAATCATTGTCCATTGATCCAGTCAGTTTTGGCGGATCGCTTTCATACGGCTTGCCGAGCGCATCATTCTTTGAGATGATGAATACGGTATCACCTTTGTCTGCGTAGTATTTTGCCACAGCAATGATCTGCCGTGTTTTGCCGACACCAGTCCCGTCACCATTGAGCGCAGCACCGATGCTCTCCATGGAGTTGATGACTGCGTTCGCGCCATCAATCTGCATCTGGTACATCTTGGACTTGATCGCAGGATCGACATAGTCCGGGATGTCTTTGTTCACAGGGACGACATCAATCACCTGATCTCGGGCAAGCCTGCGGGTCTTCTTCTCAACCGCTTTACCTTGGACTGGTGGTGCTTTTACTTCCGGCTCAACCGCCGCCTTCGGCTCTTCGACTGGTGCTTCTGCCTTCGGAGCAGGAGAAGGAGTTTCTTCCTTCGGAGCGGCAGGCGCGGCTACAGGTTCAGTAGCAGCTTCAACCGGAGAGGCGGGTGCCTCCGCTGGTTTGGTTCGCGCCCTTCTTTCAGCAATGACTGCCCTGCGGTCGATGATCGCCCACCCGCCTTGCGTTGGATCTCCGATGACATCTCCGTATCGTTTGATTTCAATGAATTTCCCGCCTCTCGGATCAGACATCTGGCGGGATTCCCTTTCTGTTCTGAGGGAGTTCCTTCTTGATGCAGTCATCAAGCTATCAGGAATGAACGTGATGTCTTCCGTGCGCTGCTCTGTTCCTTTCAGTTTAGTCAATGCGAGTGCCTTCTTTTCAACGGCAGTCAGTTCTTCATCACCTACTGGTTGGATGTTTGGCTTCTGTTCTGCTTCTGTTGGTTTGGTTTCCACGGTCGCTTCAACCGGAGCTTCCACGGAAGGCTCATCTGTTGCTTTTACGGCAGCAACTTCTTTCTCTCCTTTGAAAACATACAGGTCACCTTCTTTGACATATCCTTTTTCTTCAATGCTGTCGATCAATTGCTTCCTTGCAGATCGCACAACGCCACCTGGTTCTCCCATTGGACCGGGAGAAATTGTCCGGTCTACATCACTCAGAGAGTCAATCAATCCGGCAAATATTGGTCGCTTTTGATTTGCTGCCTCAATGACAGTTCCGAAAACGTCAGGGTCTTGATCTTCCGATGTTGCTTTTTGTAAAGCATCTTCTCTTGCCCTTACTAGCGCCGCTTTGCTTTTGAATCCAAACGCATACGGATTATCTGTTCCGTCTTTTGCTTTTGAAAGATCATCTTTAGCTGTTTTTATTGCCTCAGATTTTCTGAATGCCGAAAGTTCATCTTTCGTCATCTGTTCCGGCTTCGTCGCATCGCGGGTGGCTGGCTTCGCTTCCACGGCAGGCTCTTCGACTGCGGTCGAAGCAGCAGGTTCCGCAGCGGGAGCAGCTTCAACTGGCGGTTGAGCGGTAGCGGGAGCAGCTTCAACCGGAACCGGAGGAGCAGTGTTCGCTGCCTGCTGGAGCGCGGCACCAGTGATTGATGCGCCGGGAACCTGCGATACGACAGCAGCAACTGACGCTGCGTTTACTGCGGCGGGGTTTGTCCGTTGGGCCGTGACTGGGCTTGCGGCTGTGGCTTGCCTTGTTTCCGAAGGTACGCCAATGTCGCGAGGAACGAGTCCGTTCTGCCAAGAGTCGCGGGACTCGATGAAGAGGGAGAGGATATTGAGGTCTCCCTCAAGTTTGGCTGTGATTTTTTGTTTGAGGTCATCTGAGATTCCCGTCTGAGTTTTGGTGGTTTCAATTGCCTGAGTGATCTGCTCTTCGGCAAGGAGGATCTGTTCGTCCGTGATTCCCCTCGCCATGCGTGCGAACTCCGGTGTGTTCTGCACCCTGATGGTTTTGCGTCCCTTACGTTGCAGCAGTGAGACACCGAGTTCAGCCATATCGACAACGGAATCAGTGTCTGTCGTGATGCCGCCGAAGATAATCTGCAATGCTTCACCTTCCGTTTCGCCGTACATGCGAAGCACTTCTGCTCTGTCCTGCGCTGCATCTCCGGTGACTGTAATGCCGAGGGCATTCACTGCCTCGTCAGCAAGGAACGTGGCTGGAATGTCAATGACCGTTCCATCCGGTGTCTGCAAGGCGGGTCTGCCTTCGTCATCAATCAGCGTGCCTTCGTAGCCTTCGTACTGAATCTGCATGCCGACAGCTTCACTGAGCAGCGGATTCGGTGGAGGTGGAGGAAGCGGAAGTTCTTCAGGAGGCGCAACGCCATTCTGTTCTGCCTCTGCCAATTGCTTTTGCCGAGCAGCATTACGGATGTCATTCGGCGTGACGGTGTTGTTTGCCCCGGACGGAGTGACGGTCGTGATGTCCACTCCAAACTGGGATGCGAGACGAGTGGCAAGCCTTGTTGCGCCAAGAGGTTGAGCCGAGACAACGGTCGTTGATGCGGCAGTGGATGCCGTCGTCGTTCCAGTTGGCGAGACTACCGTTGCGGCACCAGCCGGGGGTGGCACTGGGCTTGGCGGAACGGCAGCAGCACCGGGGGCGGTAGGCGCAGGTGGAATTGGACCAGCAGCGGGAGGTGCGGCAGCGGGAGCAACTGGTGGCGGCGGCGTTGCAGGTGCAGGTGCAGGTGCAGGTGCAGGTGCAGGTGCAGGTGCAGGTGCAGGTGCAGGTGCAGGTGCAGCGGGTGGAGTAGGTGGCGCACCAGCGAGTCCAGCCATCTCCGCTTCGATCTGCGCGGCAGTGAGACCCCCGGCAGTCTGCCTGATCTGCCCACCGACAGCAGCACCACCACCGACAATGAATCCAAGTGCGCCAGCGTAGAGCGATTCCTGGATGATGTCCGAAACCTTTTTGTCCTGCGCCTCTGCTGACGGGTTGGTGAGGTACTGGGAAATTCCGCCGATGAACTGATCGAGACCTTCTTCCAATCCTTCCGATCCAGCCTTTCCGAGAATTCCCTTCGCAGTCTTGATGACTGCCTGCTTGCCGTATTCAGACCTGAGTACATCAGGAAGTCCGGCAGCAACCAAGTCACGGACAGTGAATTCCCCGTCCTTGCGCTGGCTCATCGTGCCGATGTCTTCGGCACCACCAGCACCAGCGGCAGAGAATCCGTATGTGATCAACCCAGTGATGGCACCGGAGATTGCGGCAGCATTCCTTGCTGCATCCAGCGCTTTTGCTGGAGCCATGCCTTCATTCCGAAGCTGGCTGTACACCTCTGGGAATGTTCCTCCCATGCTGCTCATCCCGGCAGTGGCGGCAGAGACTGCCTGCTGAAGACCAAGTCCTCCCTTGAGAGGATTCTTCGACGACATCTGCTTCGCCGTGGCGATTGCTGCGTCAGCAAGATCATCCACAGAGCCAGCGGCGATACTGGGGATCCTTGAAACCGCAGCCCTGACGGCACCTCGTTCGGCGTTTGCCATGGCGGCACTGATTGCTCCACGGGCAGCAGCGTATGAAACCCCGGTCCTGGCTGCAAGAGATCCGGCAGCAGCAGAAGCACCGATACCTCCAGTAGCCATTGAGATCGCAATCTGAGCGACGAGATCCGGCAGGACGGCAGCAACGTCACGGGTCAGCTTGATGGTGGTTGGCGCACCCATCCTGCTACCAACCATCTCAGCGGCCTGGGCCTTTTCGTTCTCGGCTTTCTGGACTGCGGCAGCACGTTCAGCAGCTTCAACGTCGCCAAACATTGCAGGCACGACGTTCGCAAGATTCACCAGCCTGGTCAGTCCGGTTCCGATCCCACCGATGCCCTGGCTGAAGAACTCACCGATGTCATTGTACCACGCCTGATCCCTCTTGTCCTTGTAGTACCTGGACACAGCAGCGACCTTCGCCTGAGGATCCTTTGCGTCCTTGGCATACGGAGCAAAGTCGTCCCGGTTGCGGAGGAGGAGATCAAATGTCGGTGCCGCAATGGATTCAGCGATCTGCGTTCTGGTTTCCTTGGCGAGAGCCTTTGCTTCGTCCGGAGCCTTCGCTTTGTCCACGACGGCATCGTAAGCCTCCTTGTCGAAGGCAAGATCCGCATTCGGCACGAAGACCTTCGGCTTTACGTCAGGATCAAGAACCCTGACTTTGGAGTTGAGAACAGGGACGTAGTCCTCCAGCGAGTCAGCATTGGTCACCCAGCGGGAAATGGATGTCGGTGCGCTTCGCTTGAGCGCTTCAAGGTAGTCGGTCTGAATCTCTTCGTCCGTCAGTCCGTACTTCTTCTGGAACTCGTTGAGTTCCGGCATCGGTTTGTACTGGGCATTGGCAGCAGGGAGAACCTTGGTGGCAATTCCACCGACAATGGATTCATCCCAGTTCACATAATCAGGATCAACGACAGACCATGTGCCTGACTTGTCCTTGACGATAGCCGGGGACTGAGGAGTGCCGACATCAAAGCCGAGGATCTCGTTTCCTTCCTGGATCGCAGAGACAACCTTGTCGGCAACCTTCGGAGTGATGACCCTTGATGCAAGTTCATTGCGTCTGGTGACGACAGACTTCTTGTCCTCCTCGTCACGCTTCCCGGCATAGATCAGCTTGATGTCATCAGGAGCATCCGATTCTGCAAGTGCTTTGCGATAAGCGGCAGGATCCTTGGTGACCTTCGGATTGAAGACGATCTGACCACCTACGAAGGCAGCGCCACGGTTTCCGTCGATGACATCCTTGTACGCCTTCTCGTCAGGAGCTTTCGCGGCAAGCCTCTGCTGCTCGCTGCTGATGATGTTGACGTAGTTGTCGTAGTCAGCATTGACTTCCTCGGGAGTCGGATCGGCACCAATCTCGGAAGAGAGGCGGCGACGGGTCTGGAGTTCCTTGAGTTTGAACTTCTGGAAGGACTCCGGGTTGTCGAATCCTCCAGCCTGAAGCTGATAGTTCTGAGTGTCCTTGACCCACTTGTCGAAGATCGGCATCCGCTGCTCAGGTGGAAGCGAGTAGATCAGGCTTTCCTGTTCAATCTCGCTCCACTTCTTGGGAGCCTGCGGCTGTGTCTGTGGTTGGGAAGGAAGACCAGTTCCATCAATCGATTCCATGCCTCACGGCTTACCGTCAGAGTAGGAATAGATCAAGTATGAATTGATCAGAACGAGTCTTCGGCACCACCACCGGGAGACATTCCGCCGGATCCGCCATCACCGATCATGGATTCAATGCGCTTCTTGTACATGTCCATCTCCTTCTTTGCCTCTGGATCCTGGTCATCCTTGTACCTGTTTGAGGCATCTTCGTAGAACCTGTAGAATGCACGCAGCTTTTCTGCGTCCTGCTGACTCTTCGCAATCCGCTGCTCCTTCTCCTCGGCAAACCTTGTGCGCTGGCTTTTGTACTGACTGAACGCGGATGCCATCTGCGCCCGCTGGGCAGGAGTCAGGTTCTGCTTGAGCCGTTCGGCAATCGGCAGACCAGTAGCCGGATCTGTGATCTGTTCGACGAACTGCTCGCGGATACCAGGCTTCGACTGAGACATCCAGTCCAGAGCTTCAATGTACGGAGCGGACTGCGAAACGCTCAGGGCGTTCATCATGGCCTGCTTGCGCCTCCCTTCCGGCGTGAGCATTGCAGACTGAGGACCACCGTCCTGATACGCCTGAAACACAGACATGGCAGCAGGGTTGTCTCCAAGCCTCGTCATGAAGCCGGAATCAACCGTTGACTCGTACCGCTGCTGATCACGGATCCGCTGCTGCTGCTCTGCTTCCATCCTTGCCGGAAGATCCGCCATGCTGGCTTCTGCCTGCGCTCCCTCCAGCTTTAATGCGCTCGCAGAGGATTGCGTCTGAAGAGGAACGAGACCACGACTGGCACCATACTGCTCTGCATTCAGTTGAGCTTGAGCGATAGCCGCAGCCTCGGAGAACGGAAGGATCCTGCCAGCGCTTGCCGCTCTTGCCCGCTCCATTTCATTCTGCGCCATCCGTGTCTGGATGTCGTCGTACTCGGACCTGTACTTCGCAGTGTCCATCTTCAACTCTGCGGCATACTGAGGACTGATTGATCCTCCGAATGCATTGCGGGCCGCGCCAACTGGGATGGTTGACTGGAAGTACGAAGAAGGCGCAGGTTCGCCGTAGAGGCTTGCTCTGGCTTTCTGGATATTGTTTGGAGGAGGTGCCATTGTCTTGATGCTTACCTTTTGATTCCGGCGAGGAGTTTGGCTCGACGTTCCAGTTCTGCCTTCTGGCGTTTCTCGTATTCAGCCTTGCCTTTGAGGTACTCCTCTTCGTCTGGATTGACTTCCTTCTCTTTCTCAATCCTTGCTTTCCGGCCAAGCTGATACGGACCAGGCGTTGGGATGTATGTACCCTCACTGGCTACAGTGGGTCTCGGTGGAGAAATTCTTGGTGGAGCAACCAGATCCGGTCTTTCTGCGGCAAGCTGCGTTGCTGGTTTCGGAACTCCAGTCATCCGATCAAAAATATCAAAAGAACTGTCCTTTGCCTCAAGATCCATCTGATCACGCAGGTTCTCTCCGGTCTGCTTCTTGATTCTTGCCTGCTCGCTTTCAAGACCTGCAACAGCAAGATCCCTTGATGCGGTTCCCGCTGCCTTCTCTGCTTCCGACTGAGCATTCATTCTTCCAATATCAGAAAGATTCCTCATGGCAGTAGCCATTGTTCCGCTGAGACGCCCAGCGCTTTCTCGGATCTGTCTTTGCCTGCGCTGCTGTGCGCTCTCGGCAAGCATGTTCACGGAACTCTCTGGCAGGTTCTGCTTGAGACCCTGATAGTATTTCTTGCCAGCATCAGTAAACTGAATCTTTCCACCAACATTCTCGGTCAGCTTCGGAGAAGGAGGAGTCAGTACCTGCGGTCTGCTAGCGAGCATGTCTTTGCCGTACTTAGAAAGCGGAACGCCTGCACCCCTTGCTTCCGACACGATCCCCATGCGGTCTTCATCCGTCTCGGCATCCTTGTACCGATCACGGAACTGCTGCGTGATGTCCGACTGGGACGGCATTGCTGGCTTCGCCGCTTGCGTTGCTGCTGTAGTCGCCTGATTACCTCCCTGCTGTGCCATACGAGCCTGCGGTTGCATTGCCTTGTAAGCATCAAGACCGCTGACAGGAGGAGGTGCCTGTCCGAGTTTCTCGAAACCTTGCTCGTAATCCCGTTCCCCGGCGGCAGCGACATCCTCGGCTCGGACTGTCCCTCCGATCTTGAGTCCGGCTTTCCTGCCCAGTTCGGTGACGGCAAGCGCACCCATGTAGTCGCCCTTCCGTTTCGCCTGACGATAGCCTTGCGTCAGCAACGACTGGCGTTGACGGGCAAAGTCTCTGGATGCCCTGAGTTGATCAGGTTCTGAAAGTGATCCGATAGCCATGGTTTTTTAGAAGTATGGATTGATTGGTTTGTTCCCCGCTCCCCAGATTTCAATCTGCGGATACCCCTTGGCTCCACCCCTAGACTGCGACAGTTCCTTCTGGAGAGACTGTTCGACGAGGCTCCAGTGGTATGTGGCTCTGTCGAGGTCTGCGTTATCTTCGGCAGTAATCCCGAGGAACGCATGCTTGAGGACGGTCGTGTTATCCAAGTAGACGATGTCGGTGTTGGACGTGAGTTGCCGGAACTTGAGTTTTGCGATTCCGCTGATTGTCCACTCCCCAGTGGCATCATCTGGAACCTGAGGAACCGAGTACCTGCGGTATTCAGTGACACCGTCACCCGGCATCAGAACGGCATACAGGTAGTCATCGGAGTCTTTGACCGTCACACGGTTTGGTCAGCGTGATTGTTGACAGTCCGGTCAGTGATTGAGTCCAGACCGTCCTGCCGTCCTCGGTGACGTAGTCAACCCGGATGGAATCTGCCGCATCCCAGGTTCCGTTGATCAGCGTGAAGATCATTTCCTCCAGTCCGGGGATCGGAAGATCTGACATTGTCGGAATGAATCCTTCATCGGTCAGACCGAAGAAGAACGAGACAGGACGCTCAAGAAACCCAGGACCAGTTGTCTGGTACTCGTAGTGCTGTCCTCTGATCTCAGCCGGGGTGTCATTGATCCTTACGGACAGCAGGGATTCATAGTCTTCCGGCAGGCAGATGTACCCGGCAGAGACATCAAGCTCAACCTCCTGCTGCAACGCCCTCCAGTTCCCCATGTTGTAGAGCCTCGGGAGAACTTGGTTGAGCATCGGAAGGATGCTCGTAGCGGCAGAGTGACCGTCTGCCACAGGGAGATATGTGGAGAGGACTGAGTTGATCTGCGCTACTGTTCTCATCTTTGGGAGGTTACATTCCGTGGTTTCTCATGCAAGTGCTTATACTGGTCGGAACGAGACTGTTGCCCCCGAGAGGTCAGTTCCTGGGAACGATCCCGGCAGGTAGATTGCATTCGGGATTACAATGGATCCAAACTTCAGAAGCCTGAGCGAGATGAATCCATTCTCATCTACTGAGTACTCGGCAACCCTCACTCTGAACTTCTCTGGGTCTGGCTCCGGAAAGACAGCAGCAATCTTGAAAACCGCAGAGTCGCGAACCGGGTAAAACCTTGCAGAACTGACTCTCAGCGAGTTATTGTAAGGAACGGTTGCGATATCCACAAGACCAACGGCAGTAGATTCCGCGTACGGCCAAAGCTCAACCATCGGCATCTCGATGTAGATCACGCCATCAGTTTCGCTTTCAAGATCACGAAATGAAGTGCCGAATGTGTTGCGGAAGACATTGATCGCTGGATCGCCAAGCCCTTGAATGTTTCCAGCCGAGCAGACAATGACATCTTTGTCGTCAATAACCTCAATCTCAATATTGAAATCAATATTGTACTGGATTGGCTCAACAGCAGGCGGCGTATTCCTGCGGATGATTGCGGCGAACAGTGGATCAATCGACAGCATGGATGCCAGTTCACCTTGGATGAACTGAATTCCTGATCCTGCTTTGATTGTTGGTGCTGCCATTACTCAAGTGTCCAGGCTATGATGTTTGGTGAATACGCCTGCGGCAGAGTGAATCCTCCGATATGGGTTTGCTGCACGTTTCCGTCAGCATCAATGAACCCAAGCACAAACCTGAACTTCCCGTCGTCAGGCCAAAACGTGTTCTCCGGTGACGTGACCGACATCTTGAAAATGCTCTGCGGCGTGATTGATGCATCAAGGAGTTTGTCCTCATCAACACCAGTCCAGTCGGTCTTTATGCCGATGATCGAGTCATAATTCACACCCTCAATAGTGACGGTGCTTTTCACCTCGTAGTTCGGAACTTCTGTCAGCAGCGTGTACTGCTTCATCGGGATCTCTGCAAAGATGTAGAACGGAGCTTCTGCTTCAATCAGACCCTGGTTCACTTCAGTCTCCTTTGCCAGCCACTTTCTGGCATCAGGATCCCAATGCATGTGGAAGATGTACCCGGTATTGATCAGTGCAGCACCAGCGCTGTACGCAATCCTGAATGCCATGTACTGGAGCGGATCCTCTGGATCAACCTGCTGCGACTGGACATTCTCAATATCCTCGCGCACATCACTGGATAGCGAGATGATCACTTCAGCGCCGGACTGAGCAACATCAATCCCGTCCCCGGCAAGCACTCGGAATGGCTGCGCTGCGGATTGTCCCGGTTGAGGGATTCCATCCGGGACTTGATCTGGATCAAGAAGGTGACTGAGATCAGGGAAAGGCATTTAGAACTGGAGAACAGGGTTGTATGGCCTGAATACAGTGATCTTTCTGGTCCTGAATCC